GAAAGAAACACTGCTACTGAGCTTAATGAGAAATATGGCCACGGTTCATTAAACCCGGCTACTGGTGTTTTTACAAAAGATCCGAATCTAGACAAAACCGCGTAAAAAACTTAAGAATAAACTACTCCAGTTATAATCTTTTGCGTTTTGATTAATGCGTTGTATATTTAATAAAGAATCACACTATGTTGTTTAAAATTAAAAAATTAACATCAAAACAAAAAAAACCGGAGAACTTAAATGGCAGAAAGAATTGTCTCACCGGGAGTATTTACTCGAGAAAAAGATCTTTCATTCTTACCACAGGGTATTGCAGACATTGGAGCATCAATAATTGGACCAACTAAAAAAGGTCCAGCTTTTGTTCCAACTGTAGTTCGCAATTACAATGAATTTGTGGATATGTTTGGAGGTCTTGATCAAGATTTATACGTTCCCTTTACTGTTCGTGAATATTTGCGTAGCGCAGGAACAGTTACAATAGTTAGGGTTTTAGGATTAGGAGGATATTCAGTTGGTCACGTACATATTGGGGCACATAATGCCAGCGCAAGTAGCACATATCAAACGTATGCTATTTTAGCACCAAATGCTACCGATGCTGATGCAACTCTTGGGAGCACAATGGCAACAGGTACCATGGCTAATTTTAATTTAGTATCTGGCAGTCATCAATTCTCTGCATCTTTAAATCCAGCAAGCGCAAAATATGTAGAAAATGTTTTCAGCGGAAATCCACTTTCAACAGTGGCAAGTACTGGAACAGCTTCTCCATTTTATTTGTATAAAGTATATAAAGGGGCAGCAACTACATTAGCGGCTGACTCTTCATCTGCAAACGTAACTGCATCGATAGCTACGATGGATTATGCTTCAGATTATACGAATGCATCAACACCATATATTAATTCACAAAAAATAGATGGAAGTACATCGAATCTTTTCAAAGTAAAACTAAGATCGCACGGGGAAGATACTAATAACAAGTATAAGATTGGTATCTTAAACGTTAAAGCAGCAGGATCAATAGCCGGCTCAGATTATGGTAGTTTCTCACTTCAAGTTAGAGAGATTGACACACAAACTTATAAACCAAGTGATGATGTCATCGTCGAACAATGGGATAACTTAAACCTTGATCCAAATTCTGCTAATTTCTTTGCTCGCAAAATAGGTGATAGGTATGTTACTATAGATTCGCAAGGTAAGCTAACTTATAATGGTGATTGGCCAAATATGTCAAAGCACGTTTATGTTTCTGACTATGACGCAATAAAAAAAGGAACAACAGCATTAACGATAGTTCCTTTTGGTCATAGTGCAGTTCAACATGCGACAAATAGTGGTTCAGCCGGATGGGTAATAACAACAGCATCTTACATTGGTACACAGACTAACACATCAACTTCAGAATTTGATACGACTGTTTTTTATGGCTTCGATTATACGAGTCAAGATACAAGACAGTACTTATCGCCCCTGACTTCTGATGCAGCAGTTGGTACAAACGTAACGTTTAGTTTAAATGATCAAACTGGTCACCTTTCAGCTTCGTCTGGAAATTTTGGTGGATCAGCTACATTTGCTAGCGGTGCTCAGAATCTTGCGTTAGGTACATCTAATGTAGCACAGCATAAGTTCTTTGTTCCTTTCCAAGGTGGATTTGACGGAATGAATCCTGCTAATGAAAAGAAAACCGGATCAGACATAGTAGCAACAAACCAACAAGGGTTTGATTGTTCTACAGCGGCATCTAGTGGATCTGTAGCTTATAAGAGAGCCATGAATGCAGTAAGTAACCAGGACGAGTTTGACATTAACATGTTAGCTACACCAGGTTTAATCTACACTCTTCACCCGAATCCTGTTAATCATGGTATTCAATTGTGTGAAGATCGTGGAGATGCATTTTATATCTTTGATCCTTCTGCAATAGCAGATGGAATAAGTGCAACTACGAATGCAGTGTCTACGTTGGATTCAAATTATTCAGCTGCTTATTATCCATGGGTGAAAGTTCTGGATGATAGCATTAATTTGCCAACATGGGTACCACCTTCAGTTGTAATTCCAGGAGTGTTCTCTCAGAATGACAGAGTAGCACATGAATGGTTTGCACCAGCAGGTTTAAATCGTGGTGGATTGACTAACGTTCTTGAAGCAAAAACAAGACTAACACACGCTGAAAGAGATTTACTCTATGAAGATCGTGTTAATCCTATTGCTTCATTTCCAGGTCAAGGTGTAGTAGTTTTCGGACAGAAAACATTACAAGCTAAACCGTCAGCACTCGATAGAATCAATGTACGTAGATTGTTAATTAGAATTAAGAAATTTATTGCTAGTTCTTCACGTTACTTAGTATTTGAAAATAATACAGTAGCTACTAGAAATCGTTTCTTAAACATCGTTAATCCATATCTTGAATCAGTTCAGTCCAATTCTGGTCTAACTGCTTTTAGGGTTGTCATGGACGATTCTAATAATACACCTGACGTAATAGATCGTAACCAGTTGATTGGACAAATCTTTGTTCAACCTGCTCGAGCTGTTGAGTTCATTGTACTCGATTTCGTAGTACAGCCTACAGGAGCTAGTTTCCCTAGCTAAATTTACTTTTTTATTTAATTGTACTTTTTTTGCGTTTGTTGATATTTATTATCGAATATAAAATAGATTCTTTAGGAGAACTAGAATGCCACAATTGATAGATCCGAATGACATAATGTTCACTCAGTTTGAACCGAAAACACAAAACCGGTTCATCATGTATATTGAGGGCATTCCTGCTTATACCATAAAAGCTGCAGCTCGACCAAGTATTGAGTTTGAAGAAGTTGCTCTTGATCATATTAACGTTAAACGTTATGTGAAGGGTAAAGGGGAATGGCAAACATTAGACATTACGCTTTACGATCCAGTCGTTCCTTCAGCTGCACAAGCAGTTATGGAATGGGTGAGATTATCACACGAATCCGTAACCGGTAGGGACGGATACTCAGATTTTTATAAAAAGAATGTAACTTTTAACCTATTAGGTCCAGTTGGTGACATAGTCGAAGAATGGCAACTAGTAGGTGCGTACGTACAATCTGCCACCTTTGGCGATATGGATTGGGCAACTTCCGATCCAGTAGAGGTTACAGTCACGCTACGCTACGATTACGCAATATTACAGTTTTAATAACTTCACACTAGAAGTAAGCGTTTTCGGGTTTAGTTGTGGCATTCTTTTTCCGAGAATCAAGGGTTTAATATTGC